CTACGTGAACGGCGTCGCTCACTCGGAGAATATGTCCAACGTGTATCACCACACCATCACCCCCCTCATGCACTGCAGTGTCCTTCCGGAGGGCGAGCTCGACAACGTCCCGGTCTACACCTGGTCGTTCGCCGCCAAGTTGAACTCCGCGCAACCGTCCGGTTCGATCAACGCGTCTCGCATCGATACCATCAAATTGAACGTCACGTCTCCCTCCGGTGGTAACAACATGCACCGGGTGTACGCAGTCAACTGGAACGTCCTCAAGGTGAGTTCAGGCTTAGCCTCTGTCATGTATGGAAACTAAATAATAAATACTCTTTTTATAAGAAACAAATGTTCTCGTACATTTACAATCTTATGAAAAAAGTACCTCTGCGTCACAGTTTTAGTTGGGTTGCCGGGGAGTGATTAGTTCTTCTTGAACTTGGACTTCCGGGAACGTCTTTCGAATTCCGCATTACTCAGGGGGTCTGGTTTTGAGTTGTTATATCTCGAGATTACCGAACCGAAGCGTCGACGTTGCGCATTTGCCACGTTTTTATGCATTTGATTTAGTTCTTGTTGCGACATTTTGCCAGTGCGCATGGACGCAAACGCCTTGTTCCAATTCAAAGTTGCCATGGAATTGTTGATTGCATTCTCCATGCTATTGAAACCATCGATGTAAAAGTTATTCGAGTTATTGTTGGAGTTGGAGTTGGAGTTGGAGTTCACCGGTTTCTTTCCCTCCCGGCTGTTAAGTTTTTTGGCGTTTGCCAAAATACGATTCTTTTCTTGTGCATTCGTGGCATTCTTCAGATTGTTCTTCACACGATTCTTCTGCGCCGAGTTGAGGAATTTCATGTTATTAACGCTATTCGTGAAGCGAATGTGGGTCGGCTTCTTGGGACTTTCGTTGATAGTTTTGATAAGCTTGTTCACAGGAATGTTATTGTTATTCTTCTTGGATCCCCGCGGACCGCGCTTGACGCCCTTGTTGGAACGAACCTTGCGAGCCTTCTTGGGAGCTTCGGCGTTGATGGTCTCGATCAGATTGCTCAGCGGAACGTTGTTGATGTTGGTCGCTTTGGAGCCTCGCGGACCACGCTTGACGCCCTTGTTGGAACGAACCTTGCGAGCCTTCTTGGGAGCTTCGGCGTTGATGGTCTCGATCAGCTTGCTCAGCGGAACATTGTTGATGTTGGTCGCTTTGGAGCCTCGCGGACCACGCTTGACGCCCTTGTTGGAACGAACCTTGCGCACCTTCTTGTTGGGAACCGTGAGGTTGGTCGCAACCTTGCGCGCCTTCTTGACCGGAGCCTTCTTGGCCACACGGAGACGCGGGAGGTACTTGATGTTGTCCAACTTTCTCACGAGGGTCTTCTTATCGAGCTCACCGATGGACTTGCGACCGTACTTCTTCTTGAAGTTACGGATTTGTTGCTCGCGAACCTTGGCCATGATTTCCTTTCGGAGCTGAGCCGTGGTTTTGTCTTTGACCGGAATTCTCAAAAGCTTGGACGCGCCCAAAATGTTATATTTCACGACACGCTTTTTCGTCGTTGGCGCAGTTTGTGGCTGAGCCTTCTTAGCTCTGAGCTTCTTCGCGGTTTTCTTGGAGGCTTTCGACACCTTACGGTTCAGTTTCTTCAATTGTTCACGAACCACGGTCGTGTTACCACCAACCTTGCGCCTGATGGTCGCACAGAGCTGAGCCTTGCGCTTGGGCACGAGCTTGCCCTTACCATCACGGCGAGTGCGGAGGGGAATCCGGAGGCTGGTCGCCACCTCCTGAACCTCACTGAGCTTTTTTCCTTTACACATACCGGGCACACGGTGACCAGGAGTATTCTTCCTGATCGATGCCCATCGAACTTGGTTCGTACCCAAGAGTCCTCCGGTAATGAGACGGAACGCACGTCCCTTTCGAATAGTCATAGTATGCTATAGGGTCAGATTATTATTTCGTCGCGGTAGCCTGATACCGAGACTCTTGAGGCTGTCCATTTTTTCCCTCGACAACTGGGTGTTGGGATCTTTTTGGTATTCAAGCCACATGTAGAGCGCTCCGGTTCCCTCGTCCTCCGACAGTATGTCGACGTGATTGTATTTCCTGTAGAAACTCGCCAACTTGGTGAACATCGTGAGCCATGTGTCGTCTGATGGGGTGATCCACAGATTTTTGTTTCCCGGATCTTCAATGAACGTGACACAATCCTCCAAAAAAGTGTCAAAAAATTCATTGTAATCGTTGTCGTACACCTCCACGTGCAGGGGTGGATCGATCAACAATTCAAATTCACGAAGTTCCACCGGATACGCCCAATTCAGCATCTCCATCGGATCCGTGGAATCCATCACATGTCTCATCATGTCCGCAGTAAGTAAGCCGCGTCCTTGTTTTTTCTTTTCCTTCTCATGCTTTCGCACACCCTGAGCAAAATATTCCTCGCGTGCCAACATGTAACTCTTTTTCATGATTATTTCTTGAATCTCGTCCGGTAACGTGTCCCATAGAGAAGTCATCTACCACTATATTAACTCAGAAATTATTTCCGGGTCGGCTTCTTGGATTTCATCAACTCATTTTTCAGGGTGCGCCGGATGAACGCGTTGAGGGATTCCCTGGCCTTTTTCGTCATTTTGTATTTTTGGAACGACGTGTTCTTCTTCAAAAAGTCGTCGATGAGTTTATTATAATTGTTCTTCGGAGGCATATGGAATAGTACGAGAAATTATTCATCCTCGAGTGAACAGCACATGCCCTTCAAGCGCATCATGCCCTTCTCGTTTTCACCATACTTCACTTCGGTGAGAACCTTATTTCGACCACAGTCGAGCCACTGCAAGTCAAGGGCGGTGATGGGACCCTTGTTCGGATCACGCTCGTTGTTGCGAACATTTTTGTACCCATTCGCAGAGCCCCAGCCCTTGTGAATCTCATCGGTACCACCTGCTCGCGCAGTGATTTCTGTACAAGATTGTTTGTTCACGGGGGCGTTACTGCAGTTGTAATTGACGCGCATACGATCACCTCCGACGTTCTCCCACTGCATCTTGGAAATACCACCGTTTCGACACGACACGTCAAGTTTTCGGAACTTATCAGCCATGGATGAACTGTCACTGGTGTTGATGGTATCAGTCTTCTTCTCCTTCACACCGGGCAGTAAACCCTGTGTACAGTTGCTGTAATACCAAAATCTTCCGTTACCACCACTCGGATGATCTCTGTGGTGTCGGTGAAACGACATGAAAGTTGCAGCACCGTCGTCACCACAATCGAAACCAATCTTGTCCATGGACTTGAACTGTTCGGAACACGTACCTCCACCGGAGCAGTCGTCCCAAACCGAACCCCACGCCCACGGTTGTTTTTCCCATCTGTACGAGTTCATCGTATTAACATGCTCCCTCACGGTGCGACGAATCTTATACTTTTTCATCAAGAATGTCTCGAGTTTGCGGATAGTATCTTTGTCGAGAACCTCGTCGAAGAACAACACCTCACCGGCGGACCAGTCGGGATTTTGTTTTCCCCACCAGTGTTGCGTGTGTGGACCGTTTGTGTAATCACCGTAATTGATAGTCATTTGGTTCGGTACTAATGCTTCGTCTTTAATGAGGCCCGAACGTTGGATACCGTTCACGCGGTATGAAAGTTTCTGATCAGCGATGAGAACCCAATCATCGGCGGCGTGCGTGGTGTGGCCGTTGTGGGAAATCCACTCCGTTCCGCTACGATGAGCGCCACTCATACTATTTCGCGTCTGGGGACCGGGTTTGGCCTGCCATCGCCATGACCAGTGACCCGCGAGATAGTTGGCGCCACCGCCGTAACCGTCAAACATGCGTCCACCCGAGTTATCGGCGTTATACTTGACCACCGCCACCATGGTGTATTTCTTACCCGTGGTCATGACAGCCATCGGGAACCGGATGCCCTTCTCGGGACCACCCAGGACGTACTTTATCCCGTTATCGTCCTCGACAACCTCCGGATACCCCAAAATCTCATCCGCGTCATTCTTTTTACCACTCACGTCCTTCCACACGTTATTCTCTTCATCGAAGGACTCTCCTGTGTAGTGACCAACCAGGGATTTGATACTTTTGGGATCAATGTCCGGTTCATCTTCTGAAACCTCTTCCTCGGCCGCCTCCGGTTCTTCCTGTTGCAACTCCTCATCAGCCTCAATCTCGACACCAGTGCCCGCACCCTGGGATCCTTGGTTCAACATTTCCTCAGTCTGCTCTTCCGCGGTGACGGGTGCATCCTGGATGGCGGTGGGTCCGTCCGCCTCACCTCCCATGAATAAATACAGGACGACGAGTAGTATGACGACAACGACGACACCGCCGATGATAGCGACCGCCATTTTAGTATACTGTGGGCATACATTTTTTTTGACACGGACGGAACAAAACTTAAAGCATTCTCGTTCTAATACATCATGCTGGAATACACAAGTGATACACGGATCGACATTAAAGTAGGACAGAGTGCCAAGGAGAATGACGAATTGAGGGCGGACGCCGACGGAGAGTGGTGGTGGTTCCACGTCACGAATCATCCAGGGGCGCACGTGCTGGCCTGTGCTCCCGTCCTCGACAGAGAAACCAAGAGGGACGCCGCCGTTCTCGCAGCGCATTACAGCAAGGCACCCAAAACGATGAAGATGACACCGGTGGACATGTGTCGCGTCAGGGACGTGCATAAACGCCCCGGTGCACCGCACGGACAGGTTGAGATAGAGAACACCACCATATTGACAGTGTTCATGAATAAGGCTTTGGAGAAGGCGAGGTTGGGGAGACTCCTCACAGGCGCTTGATGTTCAGGAGAAGGACGACACGCCTCCCCGAACCGGTGTTTGACACCGAGTGTTCCAAGGCGTGATCGAACAGAATCTCCTCCCTCGTGTTCTGAGAAAAGTCTCCGGTGTGGGTGTGCAAAACACTTCGGGTGGTCCCCTGGAGGACGAGTTGATACCTCAACTGAATGTTCGTCTCCGCCCGGTGAGGTGGGAGGTGCATGGGTTTCTCCATCACGGCCACGATCCCGTTGTCCTCTACGCACGGAATGCTCTTGAGGAGTTCGTGTAGTTTGGGAAACTCCCTCACCGGTATGAAATAATAATCCGGGTTGTACTCGAACCACGGGTCGTCGTCGTGAAACCACGTCTTTTCCGCGTGCGCCTCCCTCAGGTAGTACTCCTCGCAGATGTCGTTGAAATGTGCCCTGATCCTCCAGAGACCTGGGAAATCCCTCACCCTGTAGTAGTGCCTGGACAGGAAGAGATCGTAGAGGAAATTCCGGATCGCCACCACCGGTCGGAGGGGTCGCTGAAAGTACAGGGTGTCCACCGGTGATTTAAAATAATCATGGGCGATGGCCACGAGCAAGAATATGAAAACGCTCCTGAAAAACATTTTCTCTACTGATACTATACAAAAATGCCAGGTTCCATGTACGCAGGCCGCGAACGTTACGCCCCGAGCCCGGCTCTGGGCACCGAGACTATGGAGAAACGCTTCCAACCGGGACCGTCCCTCCCGTTCACCCTCAACCAGGCCGCGATCGCGGGTGTCGTCGGTTTCTACGCGTACTCGTACAAGACTCTCAAGCGTGACCAAATGATCATCCTCGCCGTCGTCCTCGCCGTGCTCTTGTACCGAGAACGCGCGGAAAAGTACTGCCCGATGTGCAACCGTTAAAGATATCGCGCGGTGATGTGATAATGAAGAAAGATAAATGTCCAAATTTTGATGTTTGCCATAAAATGAAAGACACTCGTTCGAAAGTCTGTGTGTCGTGTTTTTGGAGATTCAAAAATGAAGTCCTAGAATTCTCGGAGTACATGGAGTGTCCGGTGTGCTCTCAAACTCGAAAGTGTGTACGTTACCGTAAATGTACACACTTTGTGTGCGCGTCCCTATGTTTCAACCGGTTAGACAAGTGTCCAATGTGTCCACCCTAAAAAAATCTGACTCTATAACACTACAAAACATGAAATTTGAAATAACAGGGAGAAAACTTGGGATCATGTTTTTGGTGGTGTTTATTGGACTCAGTACCGCCATTTTCATGAACGGTGATAAGATATCAAATGAAACTCGCAAACCCCTTCACCAGAATATTCCATTCATCGTCAGCATGAGCTCCTCTGGATGTTTATTGTTGATCTTTATGTTCAGTGTTATCGAATTTCGGTTAAAAACAGGAAAATGGTCTGACTAAAAGTACTAAATTTCTCAGACAACAGTAATGAGGGTGACCCTCCGGAGAAGCCCCAAACGTGAGAAGAAATACAGAGTCATCCTCCCCGGTGGAAAGAAAGTCGACTTTGGGTCGGCGGGGATGTCGGACTACACCCTGCACAGAGACCCGAACCGGATGAAACTTTACGTCAGGAGGCACGGTGGGGTGATGCCTCGTGGCGAAAAGAGTACCAGGGAGAGATGGAACGACCCGACGACTCCCGGATTTTGGAGCCGGTGGCTGCTGTGGTCGAAACCCACGCTCTCCGGGGCAAAGGCTTTGATTCGGAAAAAGTTTGGAATCACGTTCACTGCTTGACCATGTAATTGCGGATGATGAGGTCTTTGTCCTCCTCGACCCCCTGCATGTACCCACCGAGAACCTGCGCGATCGTCACCTTTTTAAATTTAAACACAGACCACACCTCTTCCTCCTCTGTGGCAATGGCCTCCTCCAGCCTCTGCCAGAGACTCCTGAAACGCTCGTACCCGGCGTCGGTGATGATCCTCCCCTCGCGGATTTGTTTGGCATATTTCTTCGTCATTTTCTCGTACCTATCAGCCCGGTACTCCCTCACCACGTACAGGTCGGTACCCGGAGTGTACCCCAGTGGCGTTGACACGGCCAATATGGCCACGGCGATGAGACACACCATGTAGACGTAGTAAAGCATCTTACTAGTACTAGAGAAAATTTCAATATATTTTTTTGAGAGTCAAAATCAGATGAAACCCCTCCTCAAGTGGGTGGGTGGAAAAACACAACTCCTTGACGACATCCTTCCCCTGTTTCCGAGAAATATCCGGACGTACCACGAGCCCTTCGTGGGTGGGGGTGCCGTGCTCCTCGCTGTTCTCTCCGACCCCACGATACGGGTTCAGAGGGTGCGCGCCTCTGACCTCAACCACCACCTCATTCAATTTTACAAAGACATTCAGGCACACCCAACCGAACTCCACAGGGAGATTCACCGGTTAGTGGAGGCGTACGAGCGGAGTGGGGAGGGGAAGGAGGCGTACTATTACGAACAGCGAGGGCGTTACCGGGGAATGACGCCGTGTGTGCAGGCGAGCGCTCTGTTTTACTTTCTCAATAAATCCTGTTTCAGGGGATTATATAGGGAAAGCAAGAAAGGATTTAATGTTGGCTATGGACACGACTACAACACGCGTCCGGTGACTCCACCCCTGGAAGACTTGCGTGCGATGAGCGCCNTCCTCGAACCGGTGGAATTCAGGGCGTGCGATTTCTCCGAAGCCCTCCGGGACGTTGGGGAGGGTGACTTTGTGTACGCGGATCCCCCCTACGCCCGGGAAAAATCGACGTCNTTCACACAGTACAACGCACAGGGNTTCGATCAANGCGCCTTTTTCATGACGTTGAGAAAATGCAAGACATTCGTCATGAGTAATGCAAACGTGGAGTGCGTGAGGCAGGCGTTCCAAGATTGTTCTATTACAAGCGTGCAGGCTCAGAGAAAGATACACAGTAAGAATCCACTGACGCGCACGTCAGAGCTTCTTGTACAGAGAGTACAGTTTCTTTGAAAGTTGTCTGTAAGATTCTTCCTTTATGTCCTGTGCACGTTCATCGAGGAAACTCTGCATATCCCTGAGTACTCTTGATTCTAACCACCACGCGGGCATGTATGGTTTGAATGATTCAATCAGTTCTTCGTTCCCTTCAATGCAAGTCGCAATCTCCGAGACGAGCTCTCTGACGCGTTGTTGTCTATCAGCTTCCATTTCCATTCTCAATTCTTTCATCTTACTGATCAGTGTATCAAACGTTTTCCTCGGCAAGAGTTTCTTCGCTTTGAGTAAGTGTGGGTCTTCGTCTTCGTCTTTCGTCAGATCTATGACGTCTNCGAGACCTTCTTCGATGAACATGCGCATCAACCGGTCATGTTGCGACTCCACGGGTATTTGTGCACGCACGCGTGCGCGCGCGTGCATGGGGCGTCGCGGAGTGCGGGCGTCGCGGAGTGGGGGGTCGATCTAGGGTTTTTTAAAAAATAGACAAAATTGTGTATATCTTCAGATCTTACGCTCGAGAGGTGGGCACCTTCACGCCACAACACGACGCCGACGACGCGATGCGCCTGCCACTCCGCGCGTGCAAGCACGAGGGATGCACCAACAAGGCTAACTTTACCTGTTTAACGAACATAACTCATTACGTGTGCAAGGATCACGTCGAACCGACGAAAAGATACATACCACTCCGGCGGCTGTGCGTCGTGTGCAAAGAGACGGCACCCACGTGGGGACTCCCCGAAAAGTGGCCGGCGACGCACTGTAAGAAGTGTGCGGAGACGTTTAACAAGTCAGAGCCCGACCTCGTCACACCACTCGTGTCTCTCCGGAAGAAGAGGAAAGCGTCTTCGCCACCACCGCGGTCAGAGTACATGAACGAAGAGGAGTTCGATCGAGAGGAGTCAGACGATGACTATGAAGAAATCGAGGTGCCCGAGACCCACAAGCCGACCATCCGGCCTCGGTGTCCGAAGGAGAAGGAACTCTTCGACGAGGCGAGGCGTATCGTCGACGTCATCGACGCCCTCTCAACACCCCTCCGGGTCGCCGTGAAAGAATTGCTCGTGACGGAGAGTGTTAGGGTTTTGCACCCGGAAGAAATAGGACGTTCTCGCGTGTATAAGTTTGTCATAGGCGACGACCCTAACGTGCAGAGGATTCAAGGCAAAGCAACGTAGTTTTCCCAATCCAGGTATTTAAACGTCTTGTAACTTAATTTCACCAATTCAGCAAACGGAGGTATGCTCTCTTTAAATACGTCCGAACAGATACGGTCTCTCCTTCTTACACATCGCCGGGGAGAACGTGATTTCACCCAGGTAGTAGTGTCCGTCACTCTCGAAAAAGTCCACGCGGACTAACCGGATGGGACTCTTGGCAAGTTCATTTATTTTTTTGTACACGTCACCGGAGACCCCCACCAACTCCCTCGGCGCGTCCTCCGAATACTTGACGGTCTCCACTCCCCGGTAAAACTCCTGGAGGAACACCAACTTCCCGTCGACCATGTGAAATTTCAAGTCCCGCACGTCTCCCAAGTGCTCCTCGATGATGATGTGGGGGTCGTTGTATTCGTAGTGGAGCTGGCGCCTCCTGTGCTCGTTTCCGGTTTGGTGAAATTTCGTGGCGAGGAATTTCCTCGCGCGTCCCTTGATCTTGTGGGGTTCCACCACCCTCTTATCGTTCACGACGATGTTCATTCTGGATCCGTGGGTGTTCTTGAGGACGTACCGGTTCGGGCACTCGTCGCTTCCCAGATATTTTTCCAAATCCCTCACATCCTTCGTCTTGTAGTGCGTGCGCGGCAGGAGGTGGGCGTGTTGGGGAAGATGTTCCCGAACCCACGCCTTCATCATCTCCTTGTCCGAGAGGTGTCCCTTGAGTTTGAGTTCCACACCCATACCCTCCTCGCATATCTGATTGTATCTCACACCGGACAGGTGGTAGTAGTACACGACTAAGATTGATAAAGTTATGATCAATAGCCAGAACATTAATATATGTTAGATATAAAATGAAGGGCATAATCAAAATTATTTCAGTGGTGGTCGCTCTCCTCCTGTTATACACTTTCACCGGGAGTCAACTCTTGAGTGCCCAGCAGGCGAGATCTAAGATCGCCACCGGGGAGATCACCGCAGTCGTCGACGTGCGCACGTCCGTGGAGTACTCCAACGGACATTACCCGGGTGCCATCCACATCCCCGTGAATCAAATCTCCAGGGAAACCACGACGACGCTTCCACCGCGCGGTCTTCTCGTGTACTGCAACACGGGTCAACGCGCTCGATACGCCGCCAANNAACTCTCGTCCCTCGGATTCAAGGACGTCTATTACATCGCGTGCACGTACACATGTCTGTCATCCAACAACTGAGGGACCGCCTCGAAATGGGACGCGCCAAATACGGCCACGGCGTGCGCGTGGACGACGATCCGCGGACGTGGGGGTGTGTGAAAAACTCGTGGTTCGAGATGGCCCGGGAGGAGTTCCTCGATGGGATCATCTACTGCGTCGCCGATTACGTCCGCACGAAGGAGAAGAGACGCTCGAGGAAAGAACCGGACGATAACGACAGGATTCTCCGGTTCGTCGACGCACCCGCGACGATCGAATCCCTCAAACACCGACGAATCGTGTTGCTTTTGAAACAACTTATAGAGGATTGTCAATAATTACACAATATGAAATCTTTCGCGTGGTACGACGAGGATGATTGTGACAAAGAAATTCGACGCCTCGAGAAAAAATGGTTCAGGGGGTGCGTGACCACCCTCGGATACAAACAATTCGGAAAAGACATCCTCGACGACGTCACGCCTGTGGAAATCAAACAGGGGACCCTCCGGATCGCGTACAGAGAGCACGTGGACGATCTGTGCTCGCTCCGGACGCGGATGAAACAACTCGGGTGCTACTACGATTACGAGCAAAGGTGGCGGAGCGTGCGGAAACAGATGCGCGACGCCAGGGATCTCCTCTCCATCCACTACGACATCATCGACCGAACCGGTAACGATCGAAAATGTGCACGCCAGCCCTAAAATTGAAATACAAAATCATACATAACGCGTCCGAGATGTCGTGTCTCCTCTCACCCTCTGGTATGTCCCACGTGATGTAACGAGAAGCGATGGACTCTGTCCTCTGCTTGCGTCCCTCGTAATCGAGATGGCGCATACCAAAGTGTGTGTGAAGACTCGTCGGTGACACGAGGATAACCTTGTCGCGAAACATGTAGTGGAGCAAAGTCTGAATGTTCGTGAATCCCCCCGGGGGTTGTCTCTCGATGAGAATTTTTTCCGCGGCGTCAAAGGTGGATTGGTAATCGTTCACAAACAGGGGCACGAGGTCCGCGATCTCATTCGTGGGCGCTATGTATTTATAATCCTCGAGGCTGACTCTCTTCACGAAATCGACCGTGACCCCGTCGCCCTTGAGGGGGCACTCGGCGAGAACGATACCCATATTGTGATATCCGATGTCGATTGATAAAACTTTCATTCGCGTTACAAAATTATTCAGTTTGTTCTTTATCTTTAACTTTTTCTTCGTCAACCTCGACCTCGTTGACGCCACCGTCGTGGATGTTTCTCAAAAACCGCACCGATCCCTCGAGCCGGAGAATCTCCTTGGTGATACGTTCGATACGTCCGATGGTTTCCTCGATGTTTTCATCCACGGATCTCTTGGGAACGACGTAATCCTTCTCTTTGAGTTTTTCTTCGTCGATCTCCAGGGTTTCGACGCCCACCTTCCGGAGACTTTGCAACAACTGGAGTTGACCCTCGTAGCGCAACACCTCCTGGCTCATTTGAGCTATTTGATCCAGGTTGGCCTTGATGTTTTCCTCGATAGAAACCTTCTGCATCCTGTGTGCTATACAGGTTCAACGCTCCGATCTTTTAAGTCTAATAAAGGATGCACCCGTGGAATAGTTAGGAAGATGTTGTGTCGATCGGGATACATCGTCGACAAGTGTCCACAAATCGGTGAAATTAAAAAAGAACTCACTGTCAGGCCAATAGTCAATGGGGAGTTTGGTTTTCCTCCACCGCCTTTTAAAGTATACAGAGCAACGAAGACTGGAATCTGCGTTCCAAGATACTACGGAATTGATCGATTTGGAGAACCTCCGCACGACAAGAGACCCGAACCGGTCAAGATGCACGTCACCTTCACCGGGACCCTCCGAGACAGCACCCACCAGAACACAGCACTTGCGAAGGCTGTCGAGGCGGGTCACGGAGTTTTGTCGCTTCCGTGTGGGTATGGGAAAACCACGGTGGCCCTGGCGATCGCGTGTCGCCTCGGGTACAGAACCATGATTATCGTTCACAAGGAGTTCCTCGCGAATCAGTGGGAGGAGAGAATACACTTCTTCTGCCCCGGTGCTAAAATCGGGAGGATACAACAAAAAAAGTTGGAGGTGGAGGGGTGTGATTTCATCATCGCGATGCTTCAAAGTCTTTCGCTCAAGGAGTACGACTTCAAGGATTTCGACAGCGTGGGGACGGTCATCGTCGACGAGGCGCATCACATCTGTGCCAAAGTGTTCTCCCAGTCTCTGTTCAAAATGTGTCCGAAACACATATTCGGCCTCAGCGCCACACCGGAGAGGAAGGATGGTCTCACGAAAGTTCTTCACTGGTTCATGGGGAAAACATTCTTCAGCGTGGAGAGAAAAAATAATCGAGACGTGGAGGTGTTTCCGGTGACGTACGAACACCAAATGTTCCGGGATCCACCCCCGTGCATGAGGAACGGGAAGATTAGTCTCCCGAACATGGTGACCCAACTGGTCGAACTCAGGGACAGGAACCAAATGTTGTGTGGACTCATAAAAAAAGCGAGCGCGGGTACCCGGAGACTCCTCGTGTTGAGTGAGAGGCGTCAACACTGTGAGATGTTACACCAGGTGTTCAAAAGTTGTTCGGGACTGTACATGGGGGGGATGAAACAAAAAGATTTGGAGGAAAGTTCAACCAAGAAGATTATTTTCGCCACCTTCTCCCAAGCCCACGAGGGGTTAGATATTCCCGCCCTCGACACCGTTCTCCTCGCGAGCCCCAAGAGCGACATCGTCCAGTCTATCGGGAGGGTGATGCGAGAGACGGCCGGGAAGCAAAACAACCCACACATATACGACGTGAGGGATGATTGGAGTATTTTCACAGCCATGTATTACAAGAGGTTGAAAGTGTACAGAGCCGGTGGATTTAAGATTCACGGGAAAGTTCCCGAACCGGTGGACCACGACGAGCCCATGGTGAAAGGGTTTTCTTTCGAAATTTAATTGTAGACTCTATTGTAATAAGGAGGATGTCTTCCGGTGGATCCACGATCAGTTTGATCTCGAAGGGAATTCAGGACACCTATCTGAACACCGACGAGTTAGGGTCGAGTCTGTTCAGGAAAAAATTTACGCGACACACCAACTTTTCACAAGCCCCCAAACTCATCAAGAGCGTGACGGACACGGACACCACCATCGTCATCCCACACTGGGGTGACCTCGTGAACGCGGTCTGGTTCGAAGGTCCACAGTGTGCCACGAAGTTTTTTGTCGGGAGCACGATCGATCTCTACATCGGTGGCGTCAAGGTGGACTCCCACCCGTATGAATTCCTCTCCGACATCTGGACAAACTATCTCGCCGATTCGTACACGAAATCCACCCTCATCAACAACAAGACGTCGCAGAGTATCCAAGGATTCGTGCCCCTCCACTTTTTTTTCTGTGACGGTGGATCCCTCCC